AAAAAAAAGAAAAGGGGAGCAAAGCCCCCCTTCGTATTCTAAGTGTAAAAACCACTAACCACAAAATCCACTTAGATTATTCTTTATCAGGTTCAATTAGTTCACCTGTCTCTACGTTAATGTTAACGTTACCGTACTTTTCCATAAGTGTAGACTGCAATGCAGAGAGTTCTGATTGCACATTCTTCAACAGACTATTAGCCTCACCAAACTGAAACTGAGCCTCAGCCAATTGACGAGCGAGAGAGTTAAATCTGCTTTCGTTAGTACGTAATGATTCGATAGCCGAAACTAGGCTTTCGTGTTCTTTCTTTGTTAGTTTTTTTGCTTTAGCCATAACTAAATTAAATTTTAATGCTATATAACTAATATACCGAAGGTATATCTAAAAAACAAGTTAGTGCGCTGTTCTTGTAGCGGTGCTTGTTTGAACTGTAGGGAAACTACCGTTGGAGTCAGAAGTATCTGTGTCAAACGTAAACTCAGTATGAAGACCTGTGCTAAATGAATTTGCGGAGTCTGCAATAACGCCTGAGTTATATAAAGAAGTAACATTAGAAGACGAAAGTGCTGAAGTAAATATTTTCACTTCGTCTATACCCCCTACAAATCCCCCCGCTGTCGTTGTAGCGTTGTGGTTGTTGTTACCAAGCGTAATGTAGTTTACAGCTCTTGTAGTTCTAGACCCCGCTCCTGCTCCCGAAGAACCTGTAACTTCTGTAGCATTCCAATAAAAGGTAAAGGCGTTTGCAGGAGTAGATTGCGACGCATCATAAACAACAGTAAGCAATGTCCAACCATCTGTGTTTGTATTTCCCCTGTTTGTACTAGACCAAAGGTTAGATGCACTTGTACCTAATCCCATAGAAGAGTTGTTAGATTCAATCTCGTAGTTTAGAGTAAAGTTATTAGATGCTGTTCTGAAACGTATAACGAATCTGTTACTGTTTTTATCGTACTGCAAAAAGAATCTGTCTGACGAAGTTGTGTTATTCGTAGACATATCCCAAATAATTTGATTTTGAACAGCAGCCGCTGTAGCGTCTTGTTTAACCCAAACCGAAACGGTTAAGTCCTGAGATGTGCTTAGATTGAACGGAGAAACAAACGCAGATTTTTTAAGTGCATTTCCACGAACATAATCTAAATAGTGTGAATTGGTATACGAAGACGCGCTATGGTCATACCCGTACCACTCGCTAATTTGGTGCGGCACGGAATTGTTTGGATACAAAGCGGAAGCCGTATTAATGGTAGCGTATGCCCCTCCTGCCGCAGCGGAAAACCTATACTCCGATGATGCGCTGCGACCTAACTCTGTGTTAACGTCTGACGCAGATATTTGACCTGATGATTGTAAAGCCATTACAGTCTATTTTCTAGGTCAATCACTCGCTCCTCTAGTTGAGCAATGATATCCTGTTGTTCTTTATTTGATTCTATAAGCAAAGCGATTAGCTTCTCGTAGTCTACTGTTTTGTATGATGCAGAGCTGTCGTCTAAGCCGTCTACTAACACTAATTTCTTTTCGCGTACGATTGATGGAACTACTTCCTCAACCTCTTGCGCAATTAGACCCATCTCACGCTGCCCCTTACGGCTTCCTTTCTTCCAAGTGTACTCTACTCCTCTGAGTTGAGAAACCTTCTCAGAAGCGTTCTCAATAGTCTCTACGTCCTCTTTTAGACGTGCGTCCGATATGGTAGCAGAGTATGCGATGATATCGCCGTCACAATGAAGCTCGGGAGAGCCATCATTACGGAACGCACCTGTGATAGCCCCATTGACATAAAAGTCCATTCTAGTGCCTGAGGCCGCGTCAAACTCTATGTAGTCGTTAGCGCTGTTTCCAACGTACTGAACATCACCACGAAGGTCAGACTCCAAAGAAAATACCGTACCCGTTAAGTCAAGCCCTGCACCCGCCGTGTATGTTGTGTTTGTGTTTGTTGCGTTAATTGTAGTGCCCGAAATAGTAAGATTGCTACCCGCCGTCAGCCAAGCAAAAGCATTCGAAGAGTCATCCCAAAAAGCAATACGGTCTGCATTTGGGTCTGTGAGGTTTTGAAGACCCAAGTGCTTTAACTGAATATCAAAAGTATTTGCACCGTCGTTTGAAACATAAATTCCACCACTTCCCGAAAAGGTAACAGTATTTCCATCGTTAACAGCACTAGTTGTACCATAGCCGTCAGCGACATTAAACTCGCTAAATGGATAAGTAACAGCCGCCGAAGTAATACCTGTGACGTGACCATTGCTGTCTAATGTTACGTCTTGTATGTATGTACTTCCCGAGTTGTTTACGCTACTAGCAGCGCTAATCGTTGGGTGATTAGCAGGAAAAACGTACGGACTACCTGATGTACCCGACCCCGATACTGTACCGCCCCATTGTATGTGCGTACCATTCGTAACAGCGACGCTACCCGTGTCGTCGTGAACAGTCCAAGTGTATGAGCCAACAACACCTGAGCCATCTATAGTTAGTGTTCCGTTATTTGAATTTGTTTCTGTGGAAATACCATTAGCGCCCTCAAATAAAAGTTCAGGTACTGACGATGTAGAACCCACCATTGTAATACCTGTGCCTGTTCCTGTGTGGGAGTCAGCACCCGCAAACCAAATACTAGTTCCATTTATACCTACGGGAGCGGTTGCTGTAACCAATCCTGTGACGTGACCATTTGAGTCTAGTGTAATATCTTGGATAAAATCACTACCTGAGTTATTTACACTACTAGCAGCAGTAATATTAGGGTGTGCTGTTAGATATCTACCGTCAAGATTTACAGTTACCGCAGTTTGATTTTGAACCGTCAGGGTTACAACACCTGTTGAGGTGTTAAATGCAGCAGCAGTTACGTAGTCGTTTGTGTCTGTAGTACCTGCGGGTAAGTCTACCCAAGTTACAGTACCTGAGCCATTAGTCTGAAGAATCTGATTAGCAGACCCATCAGAAAGAGGTAACGTAAAGTTAGGAGAAGACCCAACCTCGATGTTATTTAGGAATTTCATAGATATCTAATTGTACTGCAAATATACAAAAAAAGAAGGCGATGCACAAGCACCGCCCTCTATAGTTATAATCGTAGTCTGTTGTTATAATTCAATAACAAGAACTCGAATGTCATTAGTTGCAGGAGCAGAACCGAAAGTAATTTCTACTTCAGTAGTGCTTGAGCGTACAACATCAGCGTAAACTGTGTCCCCTGAACTTACATCATACAACTGTACAACAACGTCAAGAGTACCTAATCCGTGAGTAACTGTATAGGCTGTGTTACTTCCGTCACCGATAGAAGCCTTAAAGCGTCTGTCATCGTAGAACTTCTGAACACCCGCAGCAGTAACAGCACGAGAACTATCAGTTCCCGTAGAAGCCTCAGTAGTAGTAGCAAGTTCAACACCACCGACAGTCGTAGTATTCGCTGAAGGAAGAACGTAGTTGTTTGCATCTGTAGCACCTGTGTAACCTAAGTCAGCAAGAGTGACCGTACGAGTAGAAACAGCAGTAGTGTGACCCAATGTATTAACAGTAACTCCGTCAACAACTGTTGCACCTGTACCTGAAGCATTGATTGCGGTCTGAGTTGGGTGAGCGTAGTTGTTAGCTGTAGTGGAGATGGTTACAGTTCCTCCACTTTCAGTAGCGGTGATTAAGCCCGTACCTGTAATAGTAAGAGTGTCTCCGTCAGCGATTGTAGTAGTGTTAGAACCATCAGAGATAATAAAGTCATCCATTGACCCGTTACCTGTACCTGCACCGATATCAGAAAGAAGTTCAGAACCTGTGCGGAAGTCTACATTACCCGAAGAATCTAATACAAGAAACTTATCCGTGTCAACACCTGCGTTAACAACAGAGTCCAATTGAAGAGTTCCATCAACTTCAAGAGCGCCTGTGCGAACAGCAGCAGTACCCGAAAGGGTCAACTCATTGTCAGCACCTGCTTCAGCGGTTGTACCAAATACAAACTCGTCGGCAGACTCGTCCCAAATCATCGCTACGTTAGTAGCAGTCCCACGTTCTACTAATAGACCCGCATCCTCAGATGGAGTTCCTGTAAATCCGTGGTTAAGAACGAATAGACTATCTTCTACACGAACCTCTTCAGCGAGGGTTATGGTGTGGCTACCCGAAACAGTCAAGTCACCGTTCACGGTCAAGTCGCCAACTGTAACAGCATTAGTTGTGGTAGCACCACGACCCGTTACACTGTCAAGAGTATCAGACTCACTCTGAAGGTAACGGCCATCTAAAGAAACAGAAGCACCTGCATTACCAACACCTGTTAAATTCAATGTACCGCTTGTAAACGAAGCACCACTAATGTAGTCAATATCATTGTCGTCAGAAGCGCTAATGGTAATGCTGTCAGCAGCCGCGTCAGTAGTAATCGTTACGTTAGTACCTGCAACAAACGTCAATGTGTCGTCAGTGGCATCAGCGACTACGTCGCTTTGACCTGATACAGAAATAGTCTTGAAACCTGCATCCTCATCAGTAATCAGTAAGTAACGACCATCTAATGATACACTTGCACCTGCGTTACCCACACCTGTAAGGTTAAGAGTACCACTCGTGAAAGATGCTGCGTTCACATAATCAATGTCGTTGTCGTTAGCAGAAGCAATTGTAATTACATCACCTGATTCAGTAATGGTAACATTTGAGCCACCTGCAATTTCAATGCTGTCAGTACCTGAGCCTGAACCACCTGCGGTTAAGATAATCTCAGATGAGTTTGCAGCACCTGCACCAACACTAACGGAATAAGTAGTATCCGAGTTGGTTACAGTTTCTGTAGAAGTGCTAATAGTTTGTACGTGCCCATAAGTATCGAATGTAATACCGTCTACGTAAGTACGAGACGAGGCAGTAAGGTCAGAAACAGACGAAGTGTCTGCGTGGGCGATAGTTGGATTTGTCGATGTACCGCCAACAACGATAGATGAATCACCCGCTGTTACGGATGCAACCGCAGAAGTACCTGTAGCCAATTGCTCCCAACTTGTTGCAGAAGCGCCATCGTTGTAGAATAGAGCGTCAAGCGTAGTTGAGTAGACAATCTGACCTTCTGTACCGCTAAGGTTTCCGTCGGGGTTACCTGCATAGTTATGAATTACAGCATTCTGTAACTCATTGCTCTGCAAGTCAAGATTGTTTAAGAATTTCATTTGCAAAAAGTTTATGTTATATAACTATCTGCAAAGATAAGAAAATTAGTTGAAGTAAGCCTTCCCTGAAAATTGACCGCGTACGATTAGTCTTACGTTGTTATCGTCAATATATTCGACATCAGGGTACTGAGTCTGATTAAATGAGTCTACGATAGTTACAGACGGCTTTTTCTTTAAATTGTGCGTAATAGTAGTTTCCCACTCGCTGCCGTTTGCAGTCCAATCGTTGACATTAATAGTAGCGGTAAAGTGCTTGTCTGATGCTGCGGATACACCCGCGATGGACTGACGGTCAACAATAGAAATCTGACTCGGAGAGTTCTGAGACACAGAAACAGACTGAGTAGATTGCGTTACGGTAACGCTGTTACCTTTTGATGGTACAGTTATGTTAGCAGTTATAGCCATTTGACTATTAAAGGGTTACGTCGTCAATAATTGTAAAAAGTCCGTAGAACCAAGTTGTTCTAACGCCATTGCCGTCGGTAGCCTGAAGGTCATACACAAAAGTACCTGATTCTACAGCAGCCATATCCGTGTAAGATTTTGTTGCTGTTAATACTCCCGTGGATGTTCCGCTAAAGTCCGCCATTAAAAATTCAAGCACGGGAGTACCTGTATCTTCGTCGGTAGGACGTACATCAAGATTAAAGTCTGTGTACCCACTTAGGTCTAGCTCAACCCCCGTAGAATCCTTAATTGTAATTACCAACTCAAACGTATCACCTTTTCTGCAGGTAATATCAAGTCTTTGTGCTATATCTAAATTTGCTTTCAACGCCATATTGCAAAGGTACGAATAAAAAGTTAAAGAGAGGGAGTATATCCCCCTCCCTGTATATTAAGATAATCCAACGATAGTAACAGTCTGTATATCGTTAGATACCATACCGTTTAACTGCAATTTAGTGTAGTTTTGGTCTGAAGGATAAACTTCGTTTCTGATTCCATTAGCAAAAGAGTCAGAGCCACCATCGCCCATCAAGTAAATCTGAGTACCACCGTATCCAATGTATAGATTTGAAGGAGTGTACCCCGAGAATGAAGTTGAGTTAGTCCATCTAACAAATTGTCCAACTCTGTAGTCATCTTCCCATTTCTTAGGGTCAGTAATCATTAACTCAATTTCCGTGGTGTCAGGCATATCTACATCTACTCTTAATCCTGTTACAACCATACTAGCAATTTTTCCGTGCCAATTTCTGTTGCTGCTACGACCACCGAGAGTCAAAGTACCTGCAAACTGTCTATCCATTCTGTACCCTGTACTTCCCGCGCTCCAATTGTTTGTCGTGCTTCGGTTACCAACGCTATCACCCATACCACCTGTGATGGTTTCCCATTGATTGGTGGTATAATTATGCTGCATAAATCTTATATCAAAAGCTGCTGCTAGGTTTGCAGCGGTAGCGTCCGATGCATTGAATCTTTGACCCTTGTGGGCTATGTAAAGACCGAACCATTGCTGACCGCTTGTGTTAAATCCTGTTCCGATTTTACACTCATTGTAGCCTGTTCCTTCGCGACCCCAACCAAAGAATACATCACCCGCAGAAGACTGACGAACATAAATGTTGTCATCGCCTGTTGATGCTCCTTCACCTGCGTTCCAAATATGTTGATTAGAATTATTACCATCAGACTTAAATACTACAGCAGTAGCCCAAGGTCTAGCAGAACTATCATTTGACGTTTTTCCCGCGTCAGTATTAGCAGTCACAGTCGCACCTAGGTTGCCCATCTTCATAGGACTAGCGTACCACCCCGAGCCGACTTGGTATGCGTGTTCGTTACCGCCACTAAAGTCTAAAGCCTTAGTCCAATTCGTGATAATGTTAGAGGGAGTAGGTAGTTGATGTTCGCTTAATCCTGATGTACTTATGTCTACTTGAGTTTCTCTAACAGAGATAGCAATGGTTTTTGTGCCTACTACGTTTGTGTTGTATATCGAGTTGTATCCGAAACTACCACCATCAGTTACCGTTGGTTCAGAGTCTTTATTCTGTGTTGAAACGTGGTAACTAGCCTCTAGGATACCATTTTTATTAGATAAGTAAAAATCGTGACCAATCCCCGATGGGGTAATCGTGTGATAAACATTTACAGCAGGATTACCCGCTACCAATCTAGTTACCTTAACTACAGTTGAAGAGTGGTATTGGAATCTAAAACCACAACTAAATTCCGTAGAACTTACATCATCCCAACCGCTACTAAGGTCAGCAGCAAAACCTACAAAAACCTTGTCAGATGCTGCCTGAAGAGCAGGTAAAATGTTTGTTGTAACGTAAGCACCTGTCATTTTGAATCTATAACCATCTTGAACGGTGTCATCAACTGTAACGCCCGACCCATCGTCAAGGGTATTAGAGTCTACCAAAGCGGTACTAGCAGATATGTGAGTAAATCCACTAATTGCTATAGCAGGTGCGGTTAAGTTTGTTATCGTCAAAGTCAAAGTACCAACGCTACTTCCGTATTCGTTTGCTTTTGTTACAGTAATGGTGTACGTGTCAGACGGGTTGGTCACATTGTCTTGGGCAACGTCAGGTGCTGTACCTTGAAGAAGACCGTCAGTTGAGTTAAATGCAAGTCCCGCAGGAATATTGGTTAAGCTGTATGTAGCAGCATCTCCCGTAGGTACAATTTGCAGGTTTATGTTATCACCCTCATCAACTGTAACAGACTGACTAAACTGCGAAGGCGCGTAATCTGAGTCTACACCTGTAGATATCTCATTGTACGTAATACCCGCAGGTGGAGTCGGCGCTGAAGACTGAGCGTGGAACATATAAGAGTCAGGCATATACCAAGTCTGAGAAGTCGGTAGTTCGTCCACAAAAGTATGTTGATGTGATAAACCTGCGCCTTCCGCCGCTGTTCCGTAAAATTCATCCACGTCGTTAGCTGCCGAGGCTGAGCTAAACAAAGGATAATAAAAATCACCATCAGGAGACTCGATGTAGTACCAAGTGTAATTAGCTCCTAAAACCTCTTCGTTTACTGTAGCGTTTCTGATACCATTTAGCTCGTTAGCCAAAGGCATAATAGCAATCATTCTCAAATCTGTATCTTGAGCTACAACAGTAGCAGTACGACAGATTACTTCGTAAGTACCGTCTGTTTTCTGATAAGCGATGTATCCCCTGCGGTCTTGGTCTAAACCTAGTCTGAATGTTTCTTTAGTCTGAGGAGAGTTATTGAACCCTGATTCAATTACTTTACCGTAACCGTTATCGGAAGAGTCTGCAAATACAAACGGAGTATTTTTTAACCTTAAATATAACATAGACTTTACAGCGTTACCCGCAGAGTCAACATCTAAGTCTGCTACATCGTATGTAGTTTCATCAAACAAACCGATGTATACACCTCTTGCATTAGACCAATCACCTTGGTCTTGTGAAAACTCAAAGTATTCACCCGCTTCACTAATAACTTGATTAGAATATATACCATTTGATGTGTCAAAGTTTGTGACACCGCCACTAGTATCGGCAGTAGACGTATAACCCAATGTAGCCCCTGTACCTGTCTCGGTAATTCTATCTCCGTAAACTGTAAATGTAGCAGTAGAAGGTGTGGTCGTTGTAGATGTCACACTTGAACCTGTATCAGAGCCAATAGCTCCACCTGAAAGAACTTCGTTTAACCTATCAACAGCAGCGGTAATAGTGTTAAAGCCCGTTACCTGACTATCGTTTACAGACACATTGTAAAATCTAATACCTGTGTAAATTGTTTTGTCGCCTCGAACAGTTGATACTTTTATAGTGCCGTCTGCTTCTGCGGTTGCAACCAAAGAGTTTACAGCGTATATATCACCGTTACTAAACAAAACGGTAGTATTGGTAGCATCTCTTTGAGCGTCTATTTCGTCCAATTGACTAAACGCAAAAGTACCCGTATTAGATACCACGTTTGCATTTACCGTAATGTAGTCAGCACAAGCGGAAGGAGAATCAAAGTCGTTTCCATCCTTATCTTGAAAATCCGTGTAAGGAATGTTGAAGAACTCATATACTGTAGTTCCTTCCTCTACGCTTCGGATATCGTTAATTACATCAATGTTATTTGTGTTACCCTCATTTATCTGTGCAGATAGACAAGAGTTCCAATATACAGGGTTCGTTGAACCAACAAATGTGATACAGTTACCTGCGTCGTTTCTAGTTACTCTAATAGCCATTATTTTGTAATTGTTACAAGTAGTGATAAAGGTTGAATAAGAACAGGATTATCCGCCTTGATTACAGGCAGAGCAATGGCGTTAACATCTTCGTTAGACGCTAGGTATGCTGTTGAAGTTACTCGTTGTAGCTTGGTAACACCAACAGTACCCTGACCGAAAAACGCAGTTCCGCCCTGTAGAAAAAACTCAAATGTAATAGCATCTGTGTTACTTCTAGTAGCCCACCAAAGTCCTGTTTCTACTGTGGTGTTCTGAACCTGAGGTATAATGTTGTAGTCGAATCTAACGGACACTAAATCACCAACAGACAAACCATCTAGCGCAATAGTTCCTGTGTCAGCAGAGTTAGAGCCTGTCATAGTAGACCCGCTCCAACCTGCGAAGTTGAAGTTTAACAAAGTGGTCGTCTTACCCGCAGGAAGGTGGTCGCCACCAAACATACCGAATCCCTCCCAATTAGGGTTAGGTGTAGGGTCAGACCAATAAGGGGCATCAACAGCTTCGTGAACCGTGTTGCTTAATCCAAATCTTCTGTAGTTACCTGCGTCTGCGTCTGCCTGTGTGTAAGAAACATTAGTCGTGTTATCCCATACGTACGAGTTAGTTGCGGGTTTGTCTGAAAACCCACCTGTAAATTCATAACCCGATGAGTTAACAACCATTTCTAGGTCTGCTTTTTTAGTAGTACCTGAAGCAGCCTGTGTCGTGTCGTTAGTATCAACAACGGGAAGGAACACACCCGAACCGTCTACATTTCCTACGTTCGATAGTTGTGAAATTTTAGTATTAGCCATATTATAGGTTTTCTCTAATTAAGTTATCGCCGTCTTCCTCTACTATAGGTTGACCGTCTTCTGTAGTCAAAAAACTAACATATAGACTTTGGTCGCCCATCTCGGTCATATGCTGCAGACCGAATGTAACCCCCAATAGCATTACTTAATGTATGCTAACAACTTACCTGTGCCGACTGATACGCTTGAGATGTTACCATAAATAATCATCCCTTGCTGCAAGTCCTCTCCGTTTAGGTCGTCACCTGTCGCTGTGGTTAATACTGTGTTCGTCGTGTTCGATATGCAATATACAGCGCAGTACGTTTCACCTGCAGGTTGAGAAAACGTGTTGTCTACAACACGAAATCCATCCTGAGCAAATGTTTGTCTGCGGTATTCTGATGGGTTCTGTAGGTTAGCCATTATAGTTTATTTAGTGATGATAAGAAGTCGTCTTCGTCTTCGTTTTCTAACTCTCCCCTTTCGCCTTTGCGTTGAGAGATTAGTTTAGACTGCTCTGTAGCTTGTTTTTTAACACGCTCATCTTTACGGTCTTCTTGCATAACCTGAACCTCTTTTTTTATACTTGCACTCGCCTGAGCTACCTGCTGTGCATTAGCGCCTCTAAGTTTTTCAAGTTCAAGTTTAAATTGATACTCCATCTGCATACGTTGCATTTCGAGTTGAGCCTCCATTTGCTTTTTCTGCATATCGAATTGAGCCTGAGTCTGAGCCACTTGCATATCTGCTTGTGCTTTGGCTGCTGCAGCCTGTTGTGCCGCCTGACTCTGCAGTTGAGAGTTCTGAGCCGCCATATCCTGAATACGCTTAATACGCTTTGCGCGACGTACAATCAACAAGCGTTCCGCTTGGTCTACGTCTTTTAGTCTACGGATAGCTATAGCGTCTTCAATGTCAATTTCTTTTTGAGCCAATGCCTGTTGAATGTTTGCTTCTAGGTAAGCCTTGTCTGCATCATCCATTTCAGTTGTAACAATGATACCAAAATTATACATAGGTAGTTTCTTAAACTCCTTCAATGTATCCATTGCGCTGTTACCTACGGCTTTTTCGTAAGTCTTGTATAAGATAGAGTCGCTTGGTAAAATCTGTAGACACTTAATTACATCCTCAACTACACGCTTGTAAAGAACAAGTGATGCGTGAGTGATGTCGTATAGTGCGTTATTGGCTGCTGCTGCCTGTTGGTCGCGTACCCCAACCAAAGCGTCGCTTTTAGGTGTAGACCCGTCAACAGCTTCATTAACACCCGTTGCATCTCGAATCATACGAAGATAGTGGTTGTACAGACCAATCAATTCGTTGATATTGCGAATAGTGTTGTTGATTTCACGGACAGGTGGGTTTTGGAAACCGCCTTCAGGATTCTTAGAGCGGTAGTACATTACACCTGTTTGCTCGTAAATATCCTGTATATCAAGAGGAGAAAGTTCACCACCCGCACCCAACTGCACATTGTCAAGACCCTCGATGTCAATCATAATACCGTCAGGCTTAGCCTTAGCGACAGCTTGTTGAATTTTCAAGTGTGTAATCTGTAATTGGTCTGCAAAACCGATGATGCTAGTTACCATAGACTTCGGCATCATACGACGCAAGTTGGTAGCCACGATAGAGTAAGATAGCGTTGTGCGAGATAAGTCGTGGATGTTACGAGGTTGGTTATGCTTCTTACCATAGTTTAATAGTAAGTTAGCGCCGCTTACGTACAAACCACCATACAGACACATAGTCTTCATAAAGACAGGATTGCGGTCATAAACAGACTGAGTAGGCATCTTGTACTCCTCACCTTTAAAGTAGAAGCCCATATTACCATACTTAGACATTTTCTCCTCATAGATTTGCTCGTCGAGTCCGATGAACTCAAAGTCAAGCACTTCTAATGAGTATTCGTCATAACCGTATACTTGACGACCTGTGCGTTGGTCGTAATAATTCTTGCTTAGTTTACTTGCGTCGTTACCCCACTTGTTTTTAATCTGTGAAGCCACCTTGCTCCATTGCTCTTCGTTTAGTTCGTTACCTGCAATACGCTTTAGTTCGTGGATTGTCATACGACGAATCTCACCTGCGTATACCAAGTCTTTCATAAACGGGTCTTCCGTGTAAGAGTGGATTAGGTGCGACGGGTCAACATAACGCTCAACGATACCGTGGTTTGGGTCGTTCTCACGCTTAACAGCAGCCATACCTGTAACGACTAAGTCCTCGACAGCACGACGGAATGTAGAGTCGTTAAAGTCGTTCCATTCAAGTGTTAGATTTGCTGCTATCTGTGCTGCAATCTCCGCAGCCACTTTGATGTTCGCATCCATAAAGATTTCTGCCTCTTCGGGAGTATCAGGAAGTGCGTCAACATCGTCTTTAAGAGAAACACCCAAGCCCTGCATTTCTTTCAAGAAGTCTTTGTTCTCGATAGCGGCGCGTGTACGTGCTTTCTTCATTTCTTTTTCTCCGCGTGACAGCGGGTCGATAGCCTCTACATTTGGGTAGGGCTTACGAGATAGAATCTTGTTAACTACGATTTTTACGAACTTTGGTACAATAGGTACAGGTGTCCAATCCAAGTTCAACAGCGTACCCTGACCACCATTTGGGTCGAGACTGTTTAGGATTTGCTTGTAAATTTGAGTAGACTGCGTACCCTGAGCATAGTCACGGGCGCGTTCAAACTCCTTTAATCGTTTCTGATAAAGCGACGTAGTGGATTCCGTTCCACCCCATTGCCCCATAATAGCCTTAGCGTAGGCTGTACCGTACCCCTTTGACATTTTTTCAACGGCTTTCGCTGTTGGGTCGGGGAAGTTACCATAATTCTTATTCATTTCGCACAAGATTATCTATTGTGCAAAGATAAGAAAAAATACCTAAGCGTTAGGCTTGTAACGTCTGAAGAACTTTTTGTTAGAAAAGTCAGCTTGTTTTACTTTTTTGGGTTTAATCTGCGCCGCAAGTAAACAAAGTCCTGAGCTAATTGATAAATCGTATTTGGTACGATTGTCTATACGGAATCCAATCCAATCCTCTAGAGTCCTGTCAAGGTACATTCTGCCCATTTCTCCTGTGTCCATATTTTCTCCTACATAATTATGTATATAGGATTCAATAGCCATAGCGTGAGCCTGAATAACTTCTGCGGAGTTAGATGGTATTCCTTTGGTTTTTGACTTGCTTGTTGCGCCGCCCAAGTGAGCAGGTCTGTCTAGCAGATACTCTAGGTATCCACGCTCCTCAAAGTAACGAGCAATACCGTACTTGTTGTTTTCTATAAGTATAGGGTATCCAAAGTATACAGCCGCCATTAATACATCCTCGTAGAATATCTTAGCCATAGGTGGGCGTGAACAATACTCTGCTATAAACACATTGCTTACGTCGTTCATACTGAACTTATTATAAAAATGACAAGCGCCCTTAGAGCCTCGTCCATCTACGGTAGCGTCAAGGTCATAACTATCGACTCCGCCAACGCCTTTGTTTCCGTGTGGTGCTGTCCAATGTCCGTTTCGGTGTTTTACCTTTACATTCCTGTCATCGTGCTTTGGTTGCCACGCTACCACCCAACGCCCCTGTGGGTCGGGCACAAACTCTACCTCTGTATCCATCTGTCCGCCTTTCCATTGGAAGTTTCCTGTAACAGTTGGCTTAGGGTACATTAGGTCGTTATGCTCTTTCTGTTCGTATATCTTACCAAGGTTAAACAGACTGCTTTCCACGGAGTCACGGAACGCTTCTTCTGCAGAGTAAGGAAACTGACGCACAACCTCATTAAGTTCGTTAGCGTCATCCTTTAAGGCTTTGCGCTCGTTGTTTAAGTATGTACGCGCCCCCATTTTTATAAACTCCCCCTCTAGGGTCGCCATAGGCTCTGCAGGGTCTTCGATGATTGGATTTCCGAATTTGTCAAAGAATCCCTCAAGCGCTTCGTAGGCAGGGATGAATATGCGGTAAAGCATAGAGCGTGTACGACCATTGGCGTTACGTTCTTTTGGGTCTGAGTCATTCCATAAGTCTTTGTA